TACTACTATAAGAACGGAGGAAGCGCGGTCAACTTCTCTGATGAGGACACGCTTACCGTCGTCAACGGCGATACCTTGTACTTCAGCGCGGATTTGGACGCTGGTGGAGACTTTCTTGAGTTCCATGTCATCAACCAAAGCGACTCAAACACGGTGCTCGGAACGATCTCGATGGAAAGAGTCGGCGGCGGTGGCGGCTGAAGCCGAAACGGATTCGCAGTTGGCTCAGGCCGCACACGAAATCAACTCCGACGATCCGATGACGATCGCAGGCATGGACTATCTCGTCTCGGCCTCGATCTTGACGCAGGCTCGCCGAGATGAGATCCTCGCCGTATAGGAGACAACATGGAGCAGAAAGAAGAAGAAGGAACGGTTCTGCTGAACTTCTCGCAGGCAGGGCAGGATGTGTTCGTTTCGCTCGCGCTCGATCGCAAGCATGGCGGACTCTTCGTCGACCTCGGCGCAGGACATCCGCAGAACTACTCGAACACGTTTGCGCTTGAGAAGTACGCCGGATGGCGCGGCATCCTCGCAGACATCGAGACAGTCGATCAACTCAAGGCTGAGCGAAATCCTCTGAATCTCTTCTACGGAAACGCGCTCGATCCGAAACTGATGGCCGACATCCTCACGCTCGCCGATGCGAATGAAGGGACGCTCGACTATCTCTCGCTTGATCTTGAACCGCCAGAGTCGACGCTTGCCGCGCTCTACGGCCTTCCGCTAGATGAGATGACTTTCGCCGTCGCGACCGTCGAGCATGACCTCTATCGCGGGAAGCAGTCGATCAAGTTCGCGATCGAGGGAATTTTGCAAGGCTACGGATATCGCCGAGTCGCGGAGAATGTGCGGATGATCGCGAAGAACGAGAACGGATATCTCCTCGTTCCCGTTGAGGACTGGTGGGTGCATCCGTCACTCGTCGATGTGCATCGCGCGAGCGAAGTCGCTGCAGACGTGCGCCGCGAGCAGGAGATCCGCCTTCTTGAAATCATCGAGCGATTGAACGCGGAGGAAGCATGAAGACGGAACTCGTGAAGATCGAGACGCTCGTCTTTGATCCGGCAAACGCTCGAAAGCACGGAGAGAAGAATCTCGCCGCGATCAAATCGAGCCTTCAGCGATTCGGACAGCAGAAACCGATCGTCGTCGACGCGAACGGAGTCGTCCGCGCAGGAAACGGAACGCTTGCCGCTGCAAAGGCTCTCGGATGGAAAGAGATCGCGATCGTCCGCTCTCCTCTCTCTGGAAGCGAAGCGACGGCCTACGCGATCGCAGACAACCGAACGAGCGAACTGGCAGAGTGGGACGACGACGTTCTCTCACAGACACTCGCGGCACTTCAGATCGAGGATGAAGAACTTGCGCTCGCGAGCGGATTCGATGCGAAGGAGATCGACGCTTTACTCGCTCCCGATGAAGTGAAGGAGGACGAAGTGCCAGATCCTCCGGTCGATCCGATCACGAAGAGCGGCGATCTCTGGATTCTCGGAGATCATCGCTTGCTCTGCGGAGACTCGACGAAGCGGGAGGATGTCGAGCGATTGATGAACGGAGAGAAGGCTGATCTGATGCTGACTGATCCTCCTTACGGTATCAATCATGGAAAGTCTGGATCTTTCAAAGCATCTCATGGGTGGTCGAAAAACAGGGAAAAAGTTTTGTGGGATCAAGAAAGACCTACACGCGAGACGATCATCTCTGCTTTGAATAGAGCGTATTCTTCTATCATCTGGGGAGGAAACTACTTCGCTGACTATCTTCCTCCGAGTATGGGATTTTTCATCTGGGACAAAGGACAGAGAGACTTCTCGCTTGCCGATTGTGAAATGGCTTGGAGATCAGAACAAAAAGCCGCTCGGATTTTTTCTTTCTCTCGATCGAAGGCTCTTCAAGATGAGAAAGAACATCCAACCCAGAAGCCTGTCGCGCTTTTTGTTTGGTGCATGGAGCAGATAGAAGGAGCGAAAACGATTTTCGACCCGTTCCTCGGCTCCGGAACGACGCTCATCGCCGCCGAGCAACTCGGTCGCAAGTGCTACGGAATGGAGATCTCTCCGCAATACTGCGACGTGATTGTAAAGCGATGGGAGAACCTCACAGGAAAGAAGGCCGTCCTTGCCACTCGGTAGACCTCGCGCTGAGATCGACTTGCGTCTCGTTCAATCGCTTGCGCGAATCGGATGCACTCATGCCGAGATCGCGACGATCTGCGGAGTTGCAGAGCCGACGATTCGTCGCCGATGCCGCAAGGAAATCAACGCAGGCTATGACGAGATGCGGATGAGCCTCCGTCGTTGGCAATATGAGAAGGCGAAGGAAGGCAATGTCGCGATGCTGATTTGGCTCGGCAAGCAGCATCTCGGACAGCGCGAAAAGATCGACGAGACGCGGCGCGAAGAGGTGGTCACGATCGAGCCATTTGAGGCTCCGAAGCCTCGGCTCGCGGATAGCGCGTGAAGATTCGCGTACCAACTCCTCAATCAGTTCTGCATCCATCGCAACTAGATGTCTTTCGTCGACTGCGACGATTCAACGTGCTTGAAATCGGTCGTCGTTGGGGAAAGACAAAGTTCGAAGAGTTCGTCATTCTCAACGATGCGATCCGAGGCAGGCGGACGGCGTGGTTCGCGCCTTCGTACAAGTACCTTGCCGAGCCAGTTCGCGATCTCGAACGCGCTCTCCTTCCGCTGATTTCGAAGCACGATCGAGTTGAGAAGCGCATCGAACTTTCGACGGGAGGCTCGATCGACTTCTGGACGCTCGAAGACGCTGACGCAGGCCGAGGCCGTTTCTACGATCGAGTGGCGATCGACGAGGCCGGATTCGTCGTCGGCCTTCTCGACATCTGGCGAGCAGCGATTCGACCGACTCTCGCCGATCGCAAGGGAAGCGCGATATTCGCGGGAACGCCGAAGGGTACGGGAGACTTCCATCGTCTCTTTCTCGAAGCAGAAGGAGACACGACAGGCACTTGGGCCGCGTTTCGCATCGGCTCGATGTCGAATCCGTTTCTCGATCCTGCGGAAGTCGAAGCGATGCGAGCGAGTCTGCCGAAGGCGATCGCCGATCAGGAACTCGAAGGGATTCCCGCAGAGGACGGCGGCAATCCATTCGGCCTCGATGCGATTCGCGCTTGCATCGCGCCGATGTCGACGGCAACTCCAGAGGCTTGGGGAGTCGACCTCGCGAAGAGCCAAGACTGGACAGTTGCAGTCGGCCTCGATGCCGAGGGCCGCGTCTGTCGGCTCGAACGATGGCAGGCTCCTTGGAACGTCACGCGCGAGCGACTCGCGAAGATGATTCAGAACGCTCCGGCGCAGATCGACTCGACCGGAGTCGGCGATCCGATCGTCGAAGATCTTCGCAAGGTCTGCCGAAGAACTGAAGGCTTCAAATTCACAAGTCAGAGCAAGCAACAACTCATGGAAGGCTTACAGATCGCGATCTCGACTGCGGATATCCGCTTTCCCGATGGTTGGCTTCGGAGTGAACTTGAGTCGTTTGGCTTCCGATACTCAGGAAGGAACGTCTCCTATGAGGCGACAGTCGGACACGACGACGGCGTTTGCGCTCTCGCGCTCGCAGTCCTCGCGCGTCGAGCGCGAAGGCCTCTCATGGTGAAAGTCATCTGATGAATCTACTCGCACGAATCAAAGCGGCATTCACTCCGGAGAAGTTCTTCAACTCCTCGATGACGATCCTTCGCGGCGAGCCATCGAAGCGATCGCCTTTTGAATATCGCGCCGCCGTGAATGCGTATCGATCATGGATCTACGCGGCGGCGAATCTGAACGCCGTCGCCGTCGCGAGTCAGCCTCTCCGCTTGTACGTTCGGAATAAGAGCCAGTCGACGAAACTCTGGAACACTCGCAAAGCCTCGCGCCGAACGAAGGCGTATCTTTTCGGAGATCTCGAACAGCGTCCGAGCCGATACGCGCTCACGAAGGCCGCAGAGTACGGCGACGACTTCGAGGTCGTCGATGACGCGCATCCGATCCTTCAGTTGCTCTCGAAGGTCAATCCGTATCAGAACGGATTCGACGCGAGCGTACTCCGCGTTCTATACGGCGAGTTGACGGGCAATGCCTACATCCATCCAGTCATCGACCAGCGTCTCGGCGTTCCGGTGCAACTCTGGACGATGCCTTCTCAATTCGTCGAAGTCGTCCCCGGACAACAAGGCGAAGACTTCATCAAGGGCTATCGCTACGGCGCGACCGAAGAGCAGAAGCGCGAGAACACATATGCGCCTGATGAAGTGATCCATTTCAAGCGACCGAATCCGGCGGATATGTACTACGGCATTGGAAAGGTCGAGGCCTCTTGGGGCGCGATCATGGCGAACGAAGCCATTCACGAGATGGATGTCGCGTTCTTCGCGAACAAGGCGCGGCCTGACTATCTCCTCGTTGTGAAATCGCCTGCTCACGACGACGAACTCGAACGGCTCGAAGTCTCGATCGACGAGAAGTTGCGCGGATCGAAGCGCACGGGACGCTTCCTCACGACGACGGCAGACATCGACCTCAAGCCCCTCTCTTTCCCTACGAAGGATCTCGCAGGCCGCGATCAGATCGTTGAAGAGATCGCGGCGGTCTTCGGCGTTCCCGTCTCGATGCTCAAGGCGAATGATCCGAATCTAGCGAGCGCGACCGTAGGCTTCGCATCATGGAAGCAGACGACGATCCTTCCGCTGCTCCGAATGGATGAGGAGACGCTGAATCAGAATCTTCTTCCTCTCTTCAATATCGAAGAGGATGCGTTCCTCGCGTATGACAATCCGGTTTCCGAGGACGAGCGATTCGCCTTCGAGAAACTCCGCTCGATGGTCGCAGGCGGAATTATGACGGCGAACGAAGCGCGAATGCGCGAGGGTCTGGAGCCAGTCGAAGATCCGATGGCCGATGCGCTTCTCGTCAACGGACAGCCTCTCGGCGGCCCTGCACCTGCCGCGCCTCTCGGAATGGCTTCGAGTGCGCCGGACGGCCTGACTGGGCCTCTGGATGCCTCAAACGAGATCGAGGAGCCTCCGATGCTTCCGACACAGCCAGAGCAGAAAGACGCTTTGTCTGATTGTGTCTCGGAGAAGATTCCGACGTTGATCGCGGAGGGATATCCACAGGATCAGGCAGTCGCGATCGCGTACTCGATGTGCGCCGAAGGAAAGACGCTCGGCGAGATCGAGACGAAGGCGATCGGCGACATCGACACGCGTCCTCCGCAGTCGGTTGCCGACAATGCTCGCCGCGCTCTCGAAGTTCGCGCTCGCAAGCCAGAGAGCGAGCGCGGACTGACCGCAGTCGGTATCGCTCGCGCTCGCGACTTGATGAATCGAGTTCGTCTCTCTGAAGACACGATCCGCCGCATGGCCGCGTACTTCGAACGTCACGAAGTCGACAAGCAAGGCTCGACTTGGGACGAGCAGGGTCGCGGATGGCAGGCTTGGTATGGATGGGGCGGCGACGACGGCTTCGCTTGGGCAAAGCGCAAGATCGAGGAGTTCGATCGAGAGCGCGAGCGAAACTCGGAGCGGAAGAAGAAATGCGCCTGCGGATGCGGATCGTGCGATCCATTCGAAGGCCTTTCGATCGACGACGCTTGGACGAAGGCACTCGAAGACATCGCGGAAGAGATCGACTGCATTGATGGCAAGAACTGCGGAGTCGGCTCTGAAGGATTCGAGGAAGGAAACACTTGCGGAGGATCGAGCGGCGGAGGCGGATCGAGCGAATCGTCTTCCGCTCCGAAGGAATCGAAGCCTGCGAGCGACAAGCCAAAGGCTCCGAAGAAACCGCGCTCGTCGAAGCCTGCGAAGGGATCGCCTCCGGCAGAAGGCATGGCAAAGCCACAATCGCATTCGGTCGAACTACCTGCGAAGCCTTCGCGGATCACGATCGATGTCGCGGAGAATGCGTTCCGCGCGATGGGCTACCAGATGACAGCATGGAAGCCATCGGCGACCGGAACGACGGTCACGCTGAAGGATGACTCGGGCAAGGAATCGAAACTACCGATCTCCGATGCGGTGAATCTCATCTATGCGAATTCAAGCGATCCGAAGGCGAACGCGGCTCCGGCGATGAAGCCCAAGAAGTCGCTTCTCTCTGATCTCTGGACGAAGATGATCGAGTCCGACGAAATTGAGCCTCCGCACGTTCTCACGAAGGATCTCGGCAAGGACGCGCTCAAGGAGTTCGACAAGATCACGAAGCGCGAGGATGAACTCGGGAAGAGCGTCGGTCGCATCTTCGATCGACAGGTCAAGGCCGTTCTCGAACGCATTGCGAAGCAGGACGCTCCGACTCAAGAACTCGCCGCAGAAGTTCAGTCTCTTCTTGAATCGAAGAAGTGGCGCAAGGACATCGTCGACGCGCTTCGACCGTATCTCGAAGACTCGCTCACGGCAGGCATCATCCTCGGGAAGACGACGCTTGAGAAGATGAAAGCCTTGCCGGTGAACTTCGACAAGCATGGCGAGGATCTGAAGGCGTACGCTCGAAGCGAATCGATCCGTCTCGCGAATCGCGCGGCAGACTCGACGAATCGTTGGACGGCAGTCAAGTTCTCGAAGGTCATCGGAGACGGAGTCGCGAACGGCGAGACGATTCCAGAGATCGCGGAGCGCGTGAAGACGTGGGCCGTGAAGGACGGAGACGCGGAACGCGCGACGACTCGACGCGCTTTGACGATCGCTCGAACGGAAGCGCAACGCGCGAGCCGACGTGCCGAAGTCGAAGCGTGGAAAGCCTCTGGTGTCGTGAGCGGGAAGACGTGGCTCCTCGCGCCTGATCCTTGTGAATTCTGCGAGGCCGCGAGCGATGCGTTCTCAAAGAATGCAGTCGGCCTCGAAGACTCTTTCTACGGTGAAGGCTCGGAGATCATCGGCAAGGACGGAGGAATCATGGTCGCGGATTACGAAGCGATTGACGGGCCTCCTTTGCATCCGAACTGCCGCTGCGCTCTTCAGCCTCGGCTCGATGACGAGTTCGAAGCAGAAATGCAACAAGCAGAGCGCGAACTCGCCGAAGCAGAAGCCGAGAATCTCCGCCAGATCATCGCGGAGAATGCAGAAGAAATTGCAGCGATTGACGCGCAAGTCGAAAGGATCATGCGATGAACGATCTCAAGCGGAAGGCACTTGGCGCGGAACTTACTTCGACGGCGAAGGGATTCACCGCGATCATCACGGCAGAGACGCTCGATCGCGATGGCGAAGTCTTGATCCCTGCCGGAATGAACTCAAAGGAGTTCGAGCAGAATCCGACTCTCTTCTGGAATCACGACTACGCGGAGCCAGTCGGAACGACGGTCGGCCTCAAGCGTCGAGAGCGAGACATCGTCGGCGACTTCGTCTTCGCGAAGCGTCCTGACGGATACTCCGGCGACTTCTTCCCCGAGGTCGCCGCTGCTCTCGTCGGCCAAGGCATCGTTCGCGCAGTCTCGGTCGGATACGTTCCGGAGGCCGGAGGAGTGCGCCGCGCGACCGACATCGATAAGAAGAAGTACGGCGAGGACGTGAAGACGATCTACTCGCGGTGGAAGTTGCTCGAAGTCTCGCTCGCGCCATTGCAAGCGAATCCAGAAGCACTCATCACGGCAGTCAAGAAGGGAATCTGCTCGCCTGCTTCCGCGCGTAAATGGTTTGGCATTGAGCCTCCGAAGCGGACGGTCGTTTCTATTTCGATTCCCGCGCACTCATCTACAAAGGCGGCGCGGTCGATCATGCTCTCTGAAACCGTAGAGCGCGAAATTGCTCGCGCTCGCGGTCGACTCTGGCTCTGACGTTCGGCAACGCTCACGGCACTTCGCTTGAAACGCGGCCTCGCTCGGAAGAGAAGAGTTGTCTCTTTGAATTCGAAAGGTACAGACATGAAGACGATGAATCTCGATCAGTTCAAGAACGCGCTTGAGAAGGCCGCTCGCATCAAGGGTGCTGACGGCGTGGCAATGCAGAAGAAACTCATCCTCGAAGGCTACATGGTCACGGATGCCGAAGGCATGGCGGTTGATCCAGACACGCTCGACGTGACGATCGCTGCCGCTGCTCCATCGACCGACATGATGAGCGAAGAGGACAAGGAGCAGATCTCGAAGTCGATCCGTCGCGAAGTCGCTTCGCGTCTCGACGCGATGCCGCGCGGCCTCTCGGCTGTCGCCAACGTCGACGACAAGCCTTGGGAACGCGCTCGCGTGTACAGCGCAGGCCGCAAGGCTTTCTCCTCGAAGGAGATGGCTTGGAAGTTCGGCACGTGGTGTCTCGCAACTCTCGGCCACAAGAAGTCGGTCGAGAATTGCAAGAACTTCGGTATCGCGATCAAGGCTCATACCGAAGGCGTGAACTCGCAAGGTGGCTTCCTCGTTCCTGACGAGATGGCCGCTGAACTCGTCACGCTTCGCGAGCAGTACGGTGTCTTCCGTCGCAACGCGAAGATCTACCGCATGACCTCGGACACGCTCCGCATCCCTCGCAAGAATACGGGCCTCACGGCGTTCTGGGTCGGCGAAGCGATCGCCGCGACCGAGTCGACGATGGGCTTCGACAACGTGCAACTCGTCGCGAAGAAGTTGACCGCGCTGACGACCGTCTCGAATGAACTCCTCGAAGACTCGATCATCGACCTCGCGAGCGATGTCGCGAATGAAATCGCGTACCAGTTCGCCTTCAAGGAAGACGACGCAGGCTTCAACGGCGACGGCACGTCGACATACGGCGGCGTGGTCGGCCTCGCAACTGCGCTCTCGAACGCGACCTATCAAGTCAGCGACTCCGGCGCGGCGACGAACTATTCAAACATCACGTCGGCTCAAGTTTCGACGGCGTTTGCATTGCTTCCTGCTTGGGCGTTCCAACGAAACAACGTGAAGATCTTCTGCAACAAGTCGACCTATCACGCGGTATTCGAGCGTCTCGCGTTTGCCGCAGGTGGCACGACCGCGAGCGAAATCGTGAATGGCATTGCGACTCCGAAGTTCTTCGGAACTCCAGTCGAATTCACCCAAGTCATTCCGTACACGCCAACGACTGGCGATTCGGTCGTTGCCTACATCGGCGACCTCTCGCAAGCCTGCTA